TGGAGCCCGCGCATCGACCGCCCGATGACCCTGCGTCTTCGGGACGAGATTATCAACCGCGAGCAGGAGAAGCTGGATGCTTACGCGTCCATCGGCGCTCTCATCGGTTCCCCGACTGTCGAGTTCCTCGAATCCGACAACACGACCACCGACATGATGAACGGCGACTTCGTCTGGAACATCCTTGTCACTCCGACACCGCCCCTCAAGTCTGCCACGGTCAAAGTGGCATACACCGACGAGGGCTTCAGCGTCTACACAGAGGAGGGTGAATAAGCATGGCAACTGCATTCGACTATAACGGCCCCGTTCTGGCGAACACCTGCTACGTCGACGGCCAGCTGGTTGCCCGGGACGTCTCCATGACGCTCCCCGAGATCGCATTCGAGACGTTCGATGTCAACGCCTCCGGCACGGTCTCGCTTCCGGTCCCGACCAGAACCGATGATATGGAATTCGCCATCACGAAGATCGGCGAAGACCTCGGCCTCCTGAAGCTCGCTGGTGCCGCTGATGGTGCTATTACCATCGAGGCGCGGTGGGCAAAAGACGTCCACGATCGTCTTGGCAAGGCTAAGACTGAAGGAGCCAAAGCCTTCATGCGGGCTATCCCGAAAGGTTTCCCGGGTATCGAGCTTGAACCTGGCGAAGCTGCTGAGAACGAGATGACCTTTGCGGTCCTCCGGTACCAGCTGTTTATCAACGGTGTGGAATACTGCTGCATCGATAAGCTGAACCACATCTGCAGAATCAAAGGGAAGGACTTCTATCAGAAGGTCAACCCCCTCATCTGAGAACTGAAAACGGCCTCCGTAGTGGAGGCCGTTCTTTTTGAACTCTTGAAAGGAGCTTACTAACTATGAAAGAAACTCTCAAACTGAGAAAACCGTTGACTATCAACGGCAAGAAAGTGAAAGAGCTGACATATGACTTTGAAGAGATAGATGGGAATCTGTGGGACGAGGCTGCCCAGCGTTCGAACAAAAGCGATCGCAACTACAACATCGCAATGTATGACTACATCTTCCACAAGAACCTCTTCTATGCTGCAGTTATTGCAGTCAACCCGGAGATCAGCTGGGAGGACCTTGATCGAATCACAGGATTCGATATTCAGAGCGTCGCAAATACCGGCCTTTTTTTTATCACAAATACTTCGGAGGAATCCGACCTCGAGACCTCCGAAGGAGATACCGAGAGTACAGCAAAGCATTCTACACCTCCGTCCGAGAACTCCGACGGATGACCGTATCGGAGTTCCTAAAAGAATACCAGGAGGCAGCTGAGGAACAGGCACGTGAGAACGAGGAACTTCAGAAGAAGATAAAGCGAAGGAAGTGAAGCAGTGGCAAAGGGAAAGACCGTTACCGCATTTGTTAAGCTGGCAGGCATGTTGGACCCGTCTTTTGAGAAGGCGTTCAACACAGCAAAATCGAATATGTCAGAGCTCGACAAGAAGTGGGAGAGTGCTGCAACTTCAATGCAGAACCTCGGCAACGGTATGGTCAAGACCGGGAAGAAGCTTACGAGGAACGTTACTGTTCCGATCGTTGCTGCTGGTGCCGCCTCTGTCAGTCTCGCGAAGGACTATGAGACCAATTTTGCAAAGGTCACAACAATCGTCGAGGCAAATGGCGACAAGACCGCGGGGTCGATGGAGAAGCTGAAGAGCGAAATCTTAAAAGCTTCCTCCGAAACCGGCATCGCCGCAACCGAACTCGCTCAAAACACATACGATGCAATCTCTGCAGGCCAGAAGGCCGGAGATGCCGTCAAGGCGGCCACGGATGCCTCGAAACTCGCGAAGGCGGGCTTCGCCGAACAGGGTGCCGCGCTTGACGTTCTGACCTCTATCCAGAACGCCTACGGCAAGGAAACCGTCGGCGACTTCCAAAAGATTTCCGACGTCCTTCTGACGACTCAGAACTTAGGTAAAACGACCGTTGGCGAACTGTCCGGTTCCATCGGCAAGGTTATTCCGACGGCAAACGCCTTCAAGGTCTCTCTGGAAGATGTCGGCGCGTCCTATGCCACACTGACTGCACGAGGCGTGAAGACGAGAGTTGCAACGACCTACGTCAATTCTATGTTTAACGAGCTCGGCAAGAGTAGCTCGAACGTCTCCAAAATCCTGAAGCAGGAAACAGGAAAGTCCTTCAAGGAATTGATGGAATCCGGTGAATCTGTCGGTGATGTCCTTCAGACACTCCAAGGATACGCTGAGAAGACTGGTACACAGTTCTCGGATCTGTGGAGCAACGCCAATGCCTCCAAGGCAGCGGAAACCATCAAGAACGCAGGTGCTGATTACAACAAGACTCTAAAGAAGATGCAGAATTCTTCCGGAGCCACGGCTAAGGCTGCCGCTACAATGGCAGAGACGACCGAGGCGAAGATGAAGAAGTTGAAGAACAGCCTCATGAATATCGGCATCTCGATGGGGACCACACTCCTCGATGTCTTTGGCCCGACCATTGAGAAAGTTTCCGGGTTTGTAACGAAACTGTCTGAAAAGTTCCAAGGCCTTTCCGACGGGCAGAAGGAAATGATAATCAAATTCGCAGCTGTGGCGGCTGCCGCCGGACCTCTTCTGACCATAGGTGGAAAACTGTTCATCGGTGCCGGGAAGTTGATAAAAACCTTCCAAACCTTCAAGGCCTTGACAACAGGGTTCCAGCTTGCTGGGCGAGTAGCAAAACTTGCCACGGGAGCCGGAAAGCTGATCGGCTTAATCGCCGGTGCCAATCCGGTCGTTCTCGGGGTCGTTGCTGCAGTTGCTGCTCTGGTTGCAATCGGTGTTGCGCTCTATAAGAACTGGGATACCATCAAAGCGAAGGCGTCCCAACTGAAAGAGTGGGTCGTCACGAAGTGGACCGAACTGAAGACGAAGACCTCCGAAACTTTCGGCCAGATTCCGTCTATCATTTCGCAGAAGATGGAACAGGCGAAGGCATGGGCTGTCGCGAAACTGAATGCAATCAAGAACTTCTTCAGCACGATCCTCTCTGTAATCGTCAAGCTGGTCATCATTCGCTTCGTTATCATTCCGAACATCATTCGAGAGAAACTCGCAAGCGCCGCTTCTGCGGCTCGTGGAGCTTTACAAAATGTGAAGCAGGTATTCGTCAATAAGCTGACAGAAATCGCAACTTGGGTGGCGCAGAAGCTCGCACAGATCAGGAACGCATTTGCTCACCCGATTACGGCGACAATCAATATCGCGAAGAACATCAAAGAAAAGATTTCCAGTTCCAAGGTGGACGGCAAAGCCAAGGGCGGCTTCACACGTGGCGTCACCATCGCCGGTGAAGACCCGCGGTATCCGGTCGAGGCGGTCCTGTCCTTTAACCCACGCTACCGCAAAGAGAACATTGCATACTGGGCGAGAGCTGGTAAGATGCTCGGAGCGTCTGCAAGTGACATGTCGAACACCGGCCCCCGCTCTTACAGTGAACTGAGCGGGATGGACTCCTTCACCCTCAAGGGTGGTCGCGGTTTGACTCCGGAACTCTCCGGAGGCGGTGGGAACATCCACAACCGAAGCTCCGTAAATATGGGCGGCATCACCTTCAGTCCGACCATTAATGTTGAGACAAAGACCGGCGAGAAACTGGATGAGAACAAACTCATGAAGATCCTCCGTGACCTCGGTCCGGAATTCATTGACTACGTTCTGAGAGAACTGGAAGCCAGAGAGGAGGGTTCCTATGTCACTGCAGGTGCTGGGCTCTATTGAGTACATTGCACAGGGTGGGGACACCTGGGACTCTATCGCCATTGCGGCCTATAACGAGGAACGCATGAGCTCGCTTCTCATCGACGCGAACCGGGACTACATCGACACGGTCATCTTCGAAGGTGGCGAAGTGCTGAAAGTCCCGGTCATCGATGCAACTCAGGTCGAGACCTCTGAGACCCTGCCGCCCTGGAGGCGATGAGCATGAAAGTAATCTACGAAGGGGTTGACATCTACCCCGACATCTCCGTGAACCGGTGCTACCATACCATGTTCGCGGAGAAGAACTCCGACGAACTTCTGCTCCGGCTCAACGATACCCGTCAACTGTGGCAGCGTTGGAATCCGAAGAAGGGCGACAAGATTGCTGTGGAAGATGGAAACGCGAAAAGCGGTACCATGTTCGTGGACAGTGTGACGCCTTCATCTGGCTTTCTGACGCTCCGGGCATATTCGATGCCTCCGACCGTGAAGGACAAGCGATCGAAGTCATGGGAGCAGGTGAAGTTCCTGCAGCTGGTCAATGAGATTGCGGAAACACACGGTCTCACAGTCCTGACCTATGGCCTGCAGGACCAGACCTACAAGTTCGTGGCTCAGAACAACGAGCCGGATTTCGACTTCCTCTATAAGCGCTGCATCCTTGAGGGTGTGGCGTTTATCGTCTTTGACGAGCAGCTGATCCTGTACCTCCAGTCCTTCATGGAAGGGCAGGCGGCGGGGGAAGTGCTGAAGATCACCAACGCCTACGACTTCGAATACAAGGACAACGGCGACAAGGCCTATGGCTCCTGTGAAGTGAAGAACGGTTCCGTCGTAGGGAATTTCTCCTCCGGTCAGGGAGAAAAAGCGCTTCGGACGGTTCTTCCGCTTGCGATGAGTTCGGAAGCAGAAGCGACCCGTTTCGCACAAAACCTGCTCCGTGATGCCAACAAGAACATGACCACGGCGACCATTCACACAGACTACATGGCCCGGGACATCGCGCCCGGTTCCAATGTGACCCTGAACACGGAAGGCGCATCCGGATGGGATGGCAAAGCCTTCGTGACACAGGTCCGGCACGATTACGTGAAGACCAAATCGAAGATATGGCTGAGAAAGCCGCTGGAGGGATATTGATGAACCTGTCGAATCTGGAGATGCTCCAGAAGGGCACCATATCCTCTATCGAAGAAAGCCCGGTCGACAAGGACGATAATCCGACGACAGCCAGGGTGCTGCCGTGTACCGCGGACTCGCTGGTCACTCTTCCGCTCACCATACAGTGGTGGCTCCGTGGAGAGATGGGCAACCTGCAGGTCGGCGATGAGGTCGTGTATGCCATGTTCGAGGACGGGAGCGGGACCATCATTGCCCGCATGGACGGGAACTGGAATGGCCACATCCACGGAGACCTGCAAGTCATCAAAGGCAATGTCGAGATGACGGAAGGCGACCTGACCCTCCTGTCTGGCGCCACGCGCCTCGTTTCCGGCGACTTGGAAGTCGAGTCGGGCAACTTCACCCTTTCCGGTGACCTCGCTCAAACGGGCGCACAGAGCGTTTCTGGGGGCATCACTGCAGAAGGTGACATCTCCGGAGCGAATGTTTCCGCCAGCGGAAACGTCAGTGCGTCTGGCTCGGTATCTGCGACCGGTGAGGTGTCTGGCAGCGACGTCAAGGCTGGTTCTGTCTCTTTGGCATCTCATACGCACACTGATTCGCAGGGCGGCTCTACAACGCCACCGCAATAAGGAGGAACCATGCCAACCTATGACTTTGACCCGACGGCGACCGCAACAACGGTCGATGCTTCGGGTGGGCTGACGGCCGCAGACGAAGCCTCGACCCCGGTTATCATGGCCGAGTGGAACGGGATGCAGTGGACTGTCAATCCGAATCAGATCAAGCATCTGGGGGACGTGTCCGCATCTCTCGAACTTGAGACGGAGACGAACGACGACAAGGAAGGTTCGGCGCCGACCAAGACGATGAACCTGAAAGACCAGGAGTTCGAATTCGACTACCTCGTGACCGGCTATGCCGGTGTCGATGTTCGAGACGAATACGAAGCCTGGACAGAACTTGTTGGCCAGTATGCGCCATTCTTCCTTGCTGGCCGTCGGTTTGGCCCTGCCAACGTCCAGCTGACGAAAGTCGCGCTCTCAGAAGGTCAGATCAACGACTTCGGAGAAATCTTCGCTGGGAAGATCACCGTGTCTTTCAAAGAGTACGCGCCGGAGGCATCGAAGGATAAGGAGACGGCAAAGACATCGACGTCCAAGTCTGGAACGGCTGCATTGCAGACGGCGAAAAAGACTACGACATCTGCTGCAAGCGTCACCGCATCAGCGGCCGACAAAGCGGCGAAGAAGACTACCAACACTCAATTGAAGGGGTGACGATATGCTCGCAAGTGGCAACGGCGACCCTCTCGTCTGCGTGCTGAACCTATTGCGCACCGTCCGAGGGGAAGTCCCCTATGAAAGAGTGAAAGGCATCGACCGGACACTCATCGACACACCTGCGTCTTACGGACGTCCGCGGTTTCTTGCGGATGCAACCTGGCTCATCGAAACCTATGAGCCGAGATTGGACGTGGATGACATCGACATCAACGCCCTGTCCGCTATGGACGGGGATTTCGTTTATGACACATTCGTGAAAGGAGGCTCGTAAGTGGCGACGAACATCTATGGCGACGATATCCATCTCGTGACTACAGACGCCTCCGAAATCTATACGACCATCATCCAGCAACTGGAACAGAATGTCGGCGAGCCTCTGTACCCCGGCGACGAGCGCCGGATCTACGGAGAAGCGTTGGTCGCGGTTTTCGTCGGACTGTTCAACAAGATCGATGACGCGGCACGGCAGGGGCTTCTCCGCTACGCACGCGGCGAAGTGCTGGATGCGATCGGAGAACGTCTCGGCGTCTCCCGGCTCGGTGCGAGCCCGGCGACCGTCTTGCTGCGCTTTTCGGTCGACGAACCTTTGAGTCAGAACATCATCATCCCGAAGTGGACAAAGGTCACTGCAGATAGTTCTGTCTATTTTGCAACCGACGAAGAGGCGGTCCTGAAGGCGGGTGCTTATTCTGTGACCGTTCAGGCCAGTTCACTCGCAGAGGGTGACGCAGGCAACGGTTATGCTGCCGGAACTATCTCGACGATGGTCGACCTGATCCCATACATCTCGAAGGTCACGAACGTGACGATGAGCTCCGGAGGGGATATCGGCGAGCAATACACCGACGAAGGAGACGACCGTCTTCGCGAGCGCATTCGTCTGGCACCATCCGCACTTTCAACATGTGGCCCTGAACAGGCATACATTTACATCGCCAAATCAGCCGACTCCCGAATCTCAGACGTAACGGCGGTCTCTGACTATGAGACCATCCAAAAGACTCTCAAGGTCTACGACGGAGAGGCTTTCCTTGGCGGTAGCCGCCTGATGATCGACACACTGACCGTCCAAAGAGATGGGCAGGACGTAGCGTTTGAGGCAGCCTATGAGGATCAGATGCTGACGATCTCCGTGCGCGGCGACGAGGACATCGATGTGACCATCCGGAGAACGCTGGAAGGCGTCGTCAAGATCGTCCCGCTTCTGGAAGGCGGAGATTCTCCAACGGAAGACATCAAAGAAAAGATCCTCGAGGCCTGTTCGGCGGATGACAAAAGACCATTGACCGACCTCGTTCTGGTCGAGTCACCGGTGTCTAAGATGTTCGACATCGAACTGACCTACTACTATGAGCCCGGAAAAACTGAGGCTATTTCCTTCGTTGAGGGGGATGGCGGGGCCATCGATCAATACATCGCATGGCAGACGGCAGCGCTGGGGCGGGATATCAACCCGGACCGTTTGAAGTGGATGATCCTTCACCCGGACGACGACACAGTCACTCCTTTCCGCGTGGATATCGTATCTCCGGTCTTCACAGAAGTCGAGGACACGGAAGTTCCGGTCTTCAGCGGTGAGCTGACCGTCAATTCGGTTGTCAAGGGTGGTGTTCGCGAATGAAACTGGATAACGTTGACATTCTCGAACTCCTGCCGTCATGGATGACGGAAGAGTCTGACGTCAAGGCTCTGGCTGTCGGCACGAACGATGAAGCGAAAGAAGCATATCGTGAATCACTGCTCTTGTCCCGCTGGAACAAGATCGATCAGTTAGGCGAGGAGTACCTCGACTCACTCGCGAAAGAACTGAACGTGCCCTGGTACCGCACGGACGCTGACATAGAAGCAAAGCGTCGGATCATCAAAAACTCTGATCTGGTGCATAAGATCCTCGGCACCAAAAAAGCCGTTGAAATGGTCGTCAATGACTACTTCGAAAACGGAGAAGTGCGGGAATGGTACGAGTATGGTGGGGACCCGTATCACTTCCGGGTCGTATCTGAGAACTCTCGCAGCATCGCCGACAATGCGGCGCTGTTCATGGAACTTCTCGACATCGTCAAACGGAAATCCGCCTGGCTCGATGCTCTCGCTGTACTGATCGACGAGATGTCGAAGGTATATGCCGGTGTAGCATATCAAGATGTCGAAAAACTCACC